CAGGCACTGGGAAGGGCATTCAGGAATGGACAAAAAAATAAGGTGACAGTATACAGGTTCAGAACTGACAGAACAATAGAAGAAGATGTATATGAAGCACTGGAACAGAAAAAAGACTTTACAGAGCAGTTGTTTTTAAGAAAACTAGGCGATGTCCAGCTTAAAAATTGATAATCAAAAACTAATAAAACTAATAAAACAGGAGGAAAAACAATGTTACAAGAAGCAATAGTAAATATACTGATAAATAAAATGAAAGCTCAATATGATTTAGATCACTATGTTATAGCTGAGAAACATATCAAAAAGGACAGTATAAAAATAAAATTTGTACTGGGAACTGTAAGTAATACAGTCGAACGTAAGAAAGTATCAAATGGAAATGTAGCTTATTACAACATACTGGATAAGAGTTACAGAGAACAGGTTACAGAGAACAGTTTTGTACAGAAGTATCAGGACAGAGAAAATTTTAATGATATGGGTGACTGGACAGAAGAACAGATTAAGACATTATGTGAAGATATAGCTGAAGAAATAATAATAGAAAATACAAATAAGGAAAATAAAGGCAATCAATATTATGGAAATTCTAATAATACAATGAGGGACGCAGAAATTGTTGAAGATGAAGAAGATGAAGAAGATGAAAAGCCTTCCGGTACTTCCAAGGCAATAGGATATAACAATGATAAACAAGAAGAGGAAAAGGAAGAGGAGGAAGGAAATGAATAATACAGAAAATAACTACAATACTGATGATAAGAACGTAACTGAAAATAGGGAAAAATATGTAGGAGGAAGTGACCTCCCAGCATTACTTAATATAAGTGACTACAAGACACAATTTGAACTGGCAAAAGAAAAAGCCGGGATAACTAAAATAGAAAATATTGGAAGTGAATATACAAAATATGGACATTTAATGGAACCCCATATAAGGGAATATATAAACAATAAATTTGGATATAATTTTGCCCCGGCTACTAATATTGATAACAAATTAGGTATAAGAAGCAACTGTGACGGACTGGATCCTGAATCAAAAACTTTACTTGAAGTTAAAACAAATAAAGGTGGTCTGGAAATGGAAGACCTTGAAACATATATAGTCCAGATTCAGTTATATTTATATCAATTTAATGTTGAAAGTTGCATTCTTACACAATATACGAGACCTGAAGATTTTTACAGAGGGATTCTTTTTGAAGAACAGTATGATGATAAATATTTCAATACTGAATTCTATCCGGATAACATTACAACAATAACTGTTATCAGAAATGAAGAAAAAATTAAGAAAATACTGAATGAAATATCATTATTCTGGAAAAGGGTAGAAAAACTGAAAGAAAATCCTGAAATGACAGAAATAGAATATTATACGTCGGTTCCAGTGAACGGTCTTAAAAAAATAGATTACCAACAGGAGCTACAGAAAGTTGAAGTACTTGAAAATAAACTGATTGAAATGAAAAAAATTGAAGATGAAGTAAAAAAAGGAAAAGAAAAGCTGTATGAATTAATGGATGCAGTAGGGCTTAAATCATTCCACACTGACAAAATAATAATAAATAAAATAGCACCAGGCAAAAGAATATCGGTTGACAGTGCCAAACTTAAAAAAGAAGAGCCTGAAATATACGAAAAATATACTAAAACATCTAACATAAAAGGATATGTAAAAATAACAGTCAAAAAAAATTCAGAAGAAAAACAGGACATACAGAGGGAAATACTGGTATCTGAATCACTAAAAAAATTAGGATTATAATAGGAGGACAAATGAGCATATTGCCAAAAAATATAAATAAAGAAATCGATCTTACCCCGAAAATATTTCTGATATGGGGAGAATCAATGAGCGGAAAAACTTATCTGGCACGACAGTTTCCGAATCCATTGATAATAAATACCGATGGAAATGCAAAAAAAGTAAATACTCCCAGTGTTGAAATAACTAAATTTACAGAATTTATAGAAGTAATAGATGCACTGGAAAAAGAACAGCATGATTATAAAACAGTAATAATAGATTTAGTGGATGATATTGAAATAATGCTTACTAACTACATATGCGAACAGTCAAAAGTTGAAGCACTGGCAGATATCGGATTTGGAAAAGGATTTGCTAAATTCAACCAGGTGTGGAAAAACTTAATGATGAAATTATCGCAGATGCCTTATAACATAATATTTATAAGTCATTTAATGAACAGTACAGATGAAAATGATAATCCTGTACAGGTTCCAAGTCTTCCGCAAAAACAGTTAAATGCATGTCAGGGAAGATGTGACCTAGTAATTCAGACAAGAAAACTTGGAACAAAATATATTGCGACAGTAACGGCAAAGAGAGACCAATATACTGAAGAAAATATAAAAGACAAACAGATACTAAATATATTAAAACCAGTAATGGGATTATTTCCAAGAGGAGCAGTTAAAGGAGTTCCTATTATTGACGAAGATATTAAGCTTGATAAAGACATGAGTAAAGAGAACAGTAATACAATTAATGCAAATAAAACAGCAACAAATAACACAATCAATACAATCAATACAAATAAAATAACAGGAGGAAATAAATAATGGGAATAATGGACTTATTACAGGAAATAGAATTAGAAGGATATAATGCATCAGAAGATGTAGCTAATGAATTTGAGAATCTGCCAGATGGTGAATATGAAGGATATATAAGTGATTTTACTTACAGAGTAAATGATAAAGGGACAGAATGGTTCAGTTTTGAAATAACTATACCTACTGAAAATAACAGAAAATATTGGGCAAATTTATTTTTATCAGGAAAAATGGCAAAGGTGAATCTAAAGAAAATGCTACATTACATATATAAGCTATCTGGAGTAGCAATGGAAAGTATGGATTTTGCTGATCCTGAAGCAGGAGCAGCAATAGCAAAGGAACATGTAAGTGGGGTATTCGTATATTTGACACTTAAAACAAATAAAAATGATTTCCAATCATTCACAATGGAACGTTCTGATGGAAATTAATATCTGAATAGTAAACATTAAATAGTAAACATAAAAACTATAAAGGGGAGAATAACATAAAATAAATTCTCCCTTTTATAAAAGGAGTAGCAATGGAAAGTATGGATTTTGCGGATAAACAGTTAGCATTTTATGACTTTGAAGTATTTGAACAGGACTGGCTAGTGGTAATAAAAACATCTGCAGGAGTTACATATAAAATACATAATAATATAGAGGAATTAAAGGAAGTAGCAAAAAATATATCATGCTGGGTAGGATTTAACAATTATTTTTATGATGATTATATTTTAGCTGCATTGCTCCTGAATACTAAAAACATAAAAGAAACATCTGACTATATAATCTACGGAGAAAAGCTTAAAAAATTAAGAACATTAGTAAATAAATTTCCAACACTTGACTGCATGCAGGAACTTAATCCCAACAACAGTGTGTCATTAAAGGAAGTTGAAGCAAATCTGCTTGAAAATATACATGAAACCCCTATTGATTTTAAAATAAGAAGAAAACTTACGGAAGATGAAGTGGAAGAAGTGTTCAAATATTGCGAAAATGACGTCATAGCAACGAATAAATTATTTGAGATACGTAAAGACTACTTTGATTCTAAAATGGACATAGTAAAGCAATTTGGGCTTAATAAAGAAGATGTTAGACTGACAAGGGCAGCACTTGCGGCTAAAGTTTTAAGATGTCGGAAAAAACGACTCCCTAATGATGAATATAATTTTAGATATGTTCCCGGACTGGATTTGAATAAAATCCCGCAGGAAATAGTAACATTTTATGAAAATATAAGAAATGATTTTTTAGATGGAGCAGATCCAGAAGAATTAAAAACAAGAGGACTGTCATTAAAAGTTGCAGGAGTAGATCATGATTACAAATTTGGGGGACTTCACGGAGTAATAAATAATTTACTTTATGAAGGTCCGATATTATGTGTAGATGTAGGCTCGTATTATCCAAGTCTTATGATAAATTTTGACTTTATAAGCAGAGCTTCAGAGAGTCCGGAACT